CAGAGTGCAACTCCTAAAAAGGCAAAGGGACAAGCAACTGCTGCTAAAAAACCAGCAGCTGTGGATGCAAAAACTGGTATGGAAAAACCAGCAGTTGGAACAAAGTCTAGTACACCAGATAAAGCGACAGGTAAAGCAACTGCTGCTAAAATATCTCCTGAAGTTAAGGTAAAGGATGGTGTTGCTACAGCTTTACATAAAGAAGATGTAGATAGAGCAAAAGATGACTCAATAGAGGGCCCAGCAAAAGGTAAAAACCATAAATGTCCATCTCATGTAAAGAAAGAAGGATACGGATATGGTAAAAATATCTCACATACTCTTTCTGACAATGTAGTTGACAAAATGAACATATATTGGTATGACAGTAAAGAAGTTTCATATATGGTGCCAATAAATGAAGTTGAGATTGTAGAAGCAGGTTATCATAATATGAAGAATCATCGTGAGAAGTTCAAGTCTACAGAGAAAATTGCAGAAGAACTTAGAAAGTTACCTAATCCATTTAAAACTATTGAAGAAGGAAATGGTAAAGGGGAGCACGATCCCCATGACATGGCGGATGCTGAGGTAGGTAGTCATCCAGATTGGCCAGAAGGAAAGAAGAAGAAGAAAAAGGTAACAGAAAAAAGAAGTGTAGCTTTTGCAAGGAAGTTCTATCAAAAGGAGAACAAATAATGTCTGATAATACAGTTTTGGGGGGTAAACCCTTTGAAGATTTGAGGGGTGTTGCAGACGCAGCATTAAAAATTATGACAGGACAACCTCAAGAAGTTAAAGAAGAAGAACCAGTTAAAGAAGATGATTCTAAGTTAGAGGAATACAGTAAAGGTGTTCAATCACGTATTGCTAAACTCACAAGAAAAATGAGAGAAGCAGAACGTAGAGAAGGCGCTGCTGTTGAATATGCTCAAGCTTTAGAATATCAAAGAAAACAAGATCAGTCTCAATTTAAAAAAATGGATACTGATTATTGGTCTAGATTTGAGAAAAATGTAAAAACAGGAATGGAGTCTGCTCAAAAAGAATTAGCAAACGCCATTGAAACTGGAAATGCAGAAGCTCAAGTTGAAGCTAATAAACGGATTGCAACATTAGCCTTTGATAATGCTAAATTAGAGCAAGCCAAAGCAAATAAACCCGTTGCACAGGAACCTGTACAACTATCAGACGGTGGAAGATTACCACAGCAAACTCCGCAAAGTTTACCGGAACCTGATCCTCAAGCAGAAGCTTGGGCTAGTAAAAACACATGGTTTGGCAAAGATCGAGCCATGACCTTTACTGCCTTTGAAATTCACAAGGATCTTGTAAATGAGGGATTCGACCCTAAATCGGATGACTATTATTCTGAAGTTAATAAAAGAATAAAAGTTGACTTCCCCCATAAATTTGCTAAAGGTGGTGATGTAGAGCAAACGTCCAAGACCAATCAGTTGGTTGCTTCAGCTCAGAGAAGCGTAAGACCTGGACGCACAACTGTGAGACTCACATCTTCACAGGTAGCAATAGCTAAAAAATTAGGTGTGCCACTCGAAGAGTATGCAAAACAAATAAAACTCACGGAAGGAGCATAAGCATATGAAAAAAGAAACAAAAGAAACTTCTCGTGCGAGCCAAACACGGTCAAATACTGAAAGACCAAAAGTGTGGGCTCCTCCATCTTCTCTAGATGCACCCCCTGCACCTGATGGATTCAGGCACAGATGGATACGGGCAGAGAGTTTAGGATTTCAAGATTCTAAAAATATCTCTGGAAGATTAAGATCCGGTTATGAATTGGTGAGAGCCGATGAATATAAAGATCAAGATTATCCTGTAGTCACTGAAGGAAAATACAAGGGGATTATCGGGGTTGGTGGCCTTGTACTCGCAAGGGTACCCGAAGAAATTGCGAAGTCTCGGACTGAATATTTTGCTAAACAAGCAGAAGGTCAGAACGAAGCGGTTGAAAACGATTTAATGAGGGAAGAGCATAAGAGTATGCCTATCAATGTTGACAGGCAGTCTCGCGTAACCTTCGGTGGTACAAAGAAATAATATTTCTTAAACTATCGATTTAAATCAACCCGTTTACATTTATGTAAACACTAAGGAGTAATAACATGGCTAATAGAAACTCAGCCGGTTTTGGGTTCAGACCAAGTGGAACGTTAGGTAATACACCTGCGACTCAAGGTCTATCTCAGTACTGGATTGCTTCCGCAGCATCAGTTGATCTTTTTAACGGCATGGCGATGAAATCGTCAGCCGGTTATATGATTACTGGTGAAAGTGCAACTACAGTTACGACTATAGGTGTTTTTTTCGGAATCTACTATACAGCAGCTTCTACTAATAAACCCACTTGGGCGCATTGGTACGATGCAACAATTACTCCAGCAAACAGTGAAGACACACAAGCGTTTGTTAATGATTATCCTTTTCAGAAGTATACTATAGCTTCAGATGATGCAGTAGCAGCTAATGTTCCTGCAGCTCACGTGAAGTTTATGGAAACTTTCTCCGTGTATGCAAATACAGGCGGAAGTACTACAACAGGTAAATCGTCAACAACTCTTGACATCGCGGCAACACATGCAACAACACACTCTTGGAGATTATTAAGAAGTGCTGAGGAAGTTGAAAACAACGACCTTACAGCAGCTTATTGTTCTCTAGAAGTTGTTTCTAACTTGTCCGAATTTGTCGGAACTGGAACATAATAGGAGCATAATAACATGGCTATATCACGAGCACAGCTAGTGAAAGAACTAGAGCCAGGTTTGAATGCACTATTCGGCCTGGAGTACAAACGGTATGAAAATCAGCACGCTGAAATTTATACAACAGAATCATCTGACAGAGCTTTCGAAGAGGAAGTAATGTTAAGTGGTTTTGCAAACGCAAACGTTAAAGTGGAAGGATCAGGCGTAGCATACGATGAAGCGCAAGAAACTTACACTGCACGTTACACACACGACACTATTGCTTTAGCATTCTCAATAACTGAAGAAGCTATTGAGGACAATTTGTATGACAGACTTGCGTCTAGATATACAAAAGCTTTAGCAAGATCTATGTCTAATGCGAAACAAGTAAAAGCAGTAACACCTTTGATTCAAGGTCTTCCTTCAACGGATAATTTTGATTCTGGTGATGCTGTATCTTTGTTCTCAACTAATCACACAACGGTTAGTGGAACAGCAGTTAAAAATACTTTAACAACGCAAGCAGACTTAAACGAAACATCATTAGAGCAAGGCTTAATTGACATTGCTGGAATGACTGATGAACGTGGGTTAAGAGTAGCAGCTAGAGGAATGAAAATGATTGTTCCTTCTGCGCTACAATTTACTGCTGAGAGACTTATGAAGTCAACACAAAGAGTTGGAACAGCTGATAATGACATCAATGCAGTTGTATCTATGGGAATGATTCCACAAGGCTATGCCGTGAATCATTACTTAACTGATACAGATGCTTGGTTCATTAAAACAGATGTACCAAATGGACTAAAACACTTTGTTAGAGCACCAATTAAAACCGCTATGGAAGGCGATTTTGATACTGGTAACGTTAGATACAAAGCTAGAGAAAGATACAGCTTCGGCTGGTCTGACTGGCGTGGTATCTTCGGATCACCAGGTGCGTAATAGCAACTAAAACAAATTAATGAGGCGGCCTTAAAACCGCCTCATTTCAAGTATAAAGTAAGAAATTCACTATGAAAAACTTCAGAATTCAAATTCGATATTGTGGCTATAGCGCTGACTTTAAAGTTATGTGTGAAGACACCCCTCAAGGTATCGAGAATTCTATCCTTGACAAGCTGGGAAAAAATGAGGTAAAGTTCGAGAAAAATGGATTTACTTCTAAACGAGGTAAATGGATAACCTATGAGGAGGTTACAAATGACCGAAGACCTATACAATACAAAGAGGTCCTTGGAGTTAGAGTGGCAACAGGAGCACCTGAAGGAGGGCAAGTATAATATTAACATGTCCTATATTGATAAAAAAATTCAGGAGATTATTAAAGAAATCATTGCCAAAGAGTTCGAAGAATCTACTCGTCTTAATAAAGTAGATGAATCCAAGGCTCAAGTTTCGATAGCCACTTAAGCGCTATCAAAAATCAATTTTTTTCCTAGGGATCCCTTGCACTCAATCAAAAAATAACATATAAATTTGCCACTATACAAATTTTAAAAAAAATTAAATGTAGACGCGTATAGTCGACATTCCCTAGGGACTACATTTAAATATTCTAGGAGGAATATTATGGCAAACACAACGTTTAATGGATCAGTACGATCTGAGAACAATTTTAAAGTTATCAGTAAAGCTGCATCCACAGGACTAGTCTCTGATCGAACGATCGGTGACGGATTGAAAGACTCTCGAAGATATTATCTTGATGAGTATTTTAATCAACTTCCAGCTCTTAACGCTTACCTACAAGGCTCAGAAACAAAAGACTGGGGTAGCATAGCAGATGACACGGAGTTAGAAGAAGATGTAACAGTAACAGGTGCAGCACTTGGCGACTTTGC